GGAATTTCTACTGCTTTCTTTTTCATTTACCGAATTTTTGCGCTAAATATGTAAAATTCCACATTATGGTTTCATATACATCTTCTGACTCGTGTATTAGCGATGAGCCTCTACGTATATCTGTCATATTTATAATGCCACTGTTGCGAAGTTTTACAAATTTATCAAACTGTAATTTCGTTATTGCATCTTTATTCATAAATTTTTGTTTTATATATTCTCGCGCGCTCTAGAGCCCATGCGTTTTTCTGAATATATTTCTTTTGTTTCATACTTTGCATGCGATATTACGCGCGAGAATAATGCATAAATTGATTATTTATCAAATGTTAGGCCATATTTTGCCCATTGGAGAACAAACCCTAAGCCAGTCAATATTTGGTCTATTGCGCGCAGCCTAGCAAACTTTTTACCTATGTTAACATCATAATTTTCTGGTTTTACACATGAAGAAATGCCATTAGCTTCAAAGCCAGTAATTGTAGTAAAAGTAACTACTGTATTTTTACTTCCGGCTGTTGTAACACTTTCTTTAGCAATAAACCTTTCAATGTCTTCTTGCTTAATTGTTTCGCCGTGTTCATCAGCTAATTTAAAATAAGCCTTATCAGCAACAGCTTTTGGCGACCAAGATTTATAGCCATCTGGATAAGTTACTTCATAACCTTTTTCTTCACCAGTGTAATTATTGGTTTTATAACCTTTTTCTATAGCTTCATTAGCTGTCATTGGTTGTAAGTCAACCATTTTAATTCCAATTGCTTTCATAATTAATTTCAATTTAGTTATTTTTAGAATGAGCCTGTAGACCCAAGAGCTCCTTCACCACGTTCAGATGAGCGGCTGAAAAGCTCTTCTTCTGGTACTTCTTCAAGTTCTTCGTAAGACACAGGCACAAGAATAAATTGAGCTATCTTCATACCTGGCTTAATAAACACTGCGTCATTACCAACATTTACAAGGTGTATGTGTATTTCACCTTGGTAGTCTTCATCCACAATCTTCGCGCCGAGTATAACTACGCTGGTAAATGCTTCTGGCTTTGGCTCTCTACCTGCTCCAAGGCAAGCATATTTTGATGTAACTACACCCGATTTATCTGCTCCCATAAGCATATAGCCTTCTGGAATTTCCATCTTAATACCAGACGGAATAAGTAGGTCCTGCATAGGACGCAAAGTAAACTCTTTTTCAAAATTAGGAACAAAGAAGTCAATTCCTGCTGCTTTACCAGTTCCACGGACTGGAGATTTTACGTCTCTTACTTTAGAAAATTTCATGCTATTTCAGTGTTAAATTGTGAATAAGATTTTGCATGTACTCATAGTCCTTAAGTCTGCCAAGTCTCATTTTGTCTCGAATAGCAAACGCTACCTTTTGCACGTTTATTGCGTGATATTTTGCTTGTTTTTCATCTTGCAATGAGAGACATACTGCCATATTAGAAATTTCATCGTAGCTCTGAGTATTGTCAATTATTGCGTTGACCTTGACATTGTTAATATAGAAAGAATAGCATTTGTCTTTGTAGTTTTCATTGTTAAGACCAGACAGGAACTGCAATTCAATTAACTTGTATTTCTGCTCTTCTGTCAAATGGAAGATTTTTATGTCAATATCTTGCGGAGCAAAGTTAGAAGGAACTCCAAGCAAAGATAAAGCGACTGTGCCTGTTACCATATATTCAATTCTGTTGGCACCGCAAAATTCGTTCAGTTTAAAGAGTATTTCTTTCATGTTGATAACTTTTATAATTCTGTTCATAATATCTGGTTAAAATAAATCGTCGTCACTTTCAATTGGTTTTACAGTTTTTACATCTCCTGGTTTACGCTTCATAACCCAAAGAGTATTACGCGAAGCATCTGGGAACATAGGAGCCATAATGTTAGAAATAAGATTTGAGTCGTAATAGTCTTTAAGAGCCTCAAACATCTTCTTTTGCCAGTCATTCAAAAGAGGCTTATAATCTTTTGCAGATGCAAAAGTACCAAACTTCTTTATAATAACAAAATGCTGAGAAAGTATTTCTTCAAGCTCCCAATGGTCAAATTCTTGTACGTCCACCCCGCGTCCATCGCCAGAGTCGTAAGTATGATTTCCAGCGGCTCCTACAGTCGGGTCATAGTTCGGAGTTGATAAGTAATAAGTCGCATTGTTGTTACCGCATGCCTTAAAGTTCTCAAGGAATACGTGAGCATTCTGTTTACCGACGTGCTCCAATACCTCAAATGAACAAACTTTGTCAGCGTTAAACTGGCTATAGTCCATGTAGTTTTTTACAAGGTCTGCAACGTAGAATTTAGCCCAAGGAACATTTGCGAATTTTGCAGCAGCTTCATCGATAGTCTTTTCGCGAATATCAATGCCGATATATTCTTTCTGCTTGAATTTGTTTCTGTACAATACTTCAAGCAGATTAGCTGCTCCGCACCCAAAGTCTACTATAGACTCTCCAATTTTTGCTTCTTTTAAGATATGAGTCCAGCGTAAATAGTGCGCAAACTGGTCTCTGTGGAATACGTGCCTCTCAAACGCCTGGTCTGGTCTGAGGTCTGTTGTGTTATAAACTTTTGCCATAATTACAAATTGTTACTGATTAAATTCTGTCGCTCTTGAGGATTGTAGGTAGTCATTCATTGAGCCCATATAAGCTACTGCATCAAGAAGATTATCTTCTTTGTGCTTATAAGCTTCACGTGATAGTTTAAGAGCAATCATGGCTCTATACATTCCTTCTACTGATATTTGCTCGTTATCAGGTGACATGCTATTATAAATAGCAGTAGCACGTCTCATGGACTCTACAAATGGCCCATACTGGCGCTCTTTTTCTTCTGAGCGCTCATTTACAACTTTGTTTGCTTCTTCTAAGATGTTCATAAGTTAAAACTGTTTTTAATTTTATCTCTAAGTTCTTTGTTATTTTTCAGTAGCTCGTATACTGCATTGGCAGATACGTTTATTGTAAACTGCCTTACATCTTGTTCGGATTGATATTCTTCGCTATCAAATTTCTTCAACATAACTAAAATCTCTTTCAGTAAGCTGTTGTTTTCTTCAAGCAAAGATATTATCTTCTCATGCATTATAACATAGATTTTAATTCTGCTTTTAGTCTTTTTGCGTCAGCACCCCTAAATGTTTGAGCATTTGCTAAGAAGTATCTGACAATATCTCCTGCTTTATCATAATAATATGAAGCATTTGGGTCTGTAGTGTCAAGTGTTAGCATAGCCTCTAAATAAGGCACAGCACCAAAGTATACATTCAACCATGTTGATTTTATGTCATTAGCTATTTGCTGAAAAGTTCTTTTCTTATCCATATTTGTATATTATTTGTGATATGCGAATATACAAATTTTCTACGAGAATAGAAAATATTTCCTATATTATTTGCTCAATCTAACACTTTTTAACTTAGCCATATTTATTACTTTTCTGGATATTCTTTGCACAACAATTCCTTACATTCTTTAATTACACTCTCATAATTATCCCATCCTGCATGTAATATAATTCTTCTTTGAGCCGCTGATAGAAATTCAGAGTTATTCGTGCAAAAGGAATTGACAACCCCCATTCTTTTATACCCAAGATTGCCGTTACAGTTAAGTTCTATAGCTAATTCTGCATAGTGCATACATTTCTTTATATCTTCTGCGCCATTCTTGTATTTATATCTGGCTATATATTTCCAGATATTAGCCTGGAATGCAGTACAGCGAGTTTTTGCAAACAACTCTACAGGTTGTGTGCTCATGTTTTTATAGTGATTGCCACCTATCTGTGTATCTAATGCTTTCATATATTAGTATATTTGTCTTTTGTGAGTATCTGGTATAAAGCCATTAACAACTTTTAATTCATCCATAAGCATAACAGAATTATAGTGCTTAGGAAATTCCTTTACAATTCTGAATTTTGCTCCTTTGTCTTTAACAAGACCTTCTTCTATAGGTTCAACATATCCTAGTTTTGCAAACTTATAAAGATATGCAGTTTCAGAGTTTCTACCTGGCTCTTTGCCAAGTAGAATTTCGCTCGAGCTGACAACCTTACCAACATTGTCATTTACAAATTTTACCATTTCCAGAAATACTGGAGCTTTTTTACCATTTCTTCCCATATTACATATATTTTTTATATTTGTCAATTTTTGCTTTTATGCTATCCATTAAGGCATTCTGCTTTTTGTCTTTGCTTTTTAATGCTCTAATAACATCTTCATCATGAGTACCTTGCAGAATTAAGTGGTTTATTATCACGTGATTTTTCTGACCTTGGCGATACAATCTAGCATTAAACTGCTGATATAATTCCAAACTCCAAGTTTGTCCAAACCAAACTATTAAGTTTCCGCCTGCTTGAAGATTAAGCCCATGGCCTGCTGATGCTGGATGTGCTAACATAACTTGTATTTTGCCGGCGTTCCAATCTTCTATGTCTTTATTTGTCTTGAGCTCTCTTGGTTTATACTTCTTAAGATAGTCCATAATTCTATCTCTGTCAAATTGGAATGTCCATGCGACAAGCACTGATTGGCCATTTGCATCTTCTATTATTTCTTTAAGTGCTTCAAGCTTAATGTCATGGATTGGAAACACTTTACGGTTTTCGTCATACACAGCACCATTAGCAAACTGCAATAATTTATTCGATAGCGCCGCTGCATTAACAGCATTTATTTCCACAGGTTTATCTACCCACTTATCTGCATTATCCAAATATTCCTGCTCTGATTTGAATAAGTCTAAAACTTTATTCTTTTCAAAGTCATCATATTGCTTTTTGATTTGCTCTGGCATTTTAAGCTTTATATAGTTATCTGTCCTTTCCGGCATTTCAAGATAATCGTTGGCTTTCATGCTTATGCAAATGTCCTCTATTTTCTTATGTATGAGATATTCTGAGTCACTCATCAAGTCATAAGAATATACGACATGACCATTTGTTTGACCTGGGCGGAAATATTTTTCTCTATATCTGGATATTGTCTTTTCAAGACGCTCGCCTCTATCCATAAGATATATCTGTGGCCACAAATCTATAAGTCCATTAGGAGCCGGAGTTCCTGTCAGTCCTACTAAGCGTTTAAGATAAGGTCTAGCTCCACGTAATGCCTTAAAACGCTCTGATTTATAAGACTTAAAGCTACTAAGCTCATCTATTACTACCATGTCAAAAGGTAATCTGCCTCCGCCATATAAAGCGCAAAGCCATGCAACATTATCTCTTGATATGATATAAATATCAGCCTTTGTGTCCATTACAGCACTTATTCGTTGCTTTGCTGAGCCTATTATTTTTGAAAAGCTCAAATGTTTTAAGTGGTCCCATTTTTCAGCTTCTTCTTGCCAAACAGACTCTGCTACGCGCTTAGGAGCTATGACTAATACCGAATTTATTTCCAGATAGTCAAACATCAAATAGTTTATAGCAGTAAGAGTTGACACGGTTTTTCCTAAACCCATATCCAGGAACACTCCGCAGAATGGATGAGTTATAATGTGTTCAACACACGCTTTTTGATACTTATGTAAATCTGTCTCTTTCATTTCTTTATATTATTGAATACTGCTAAACAAGCTAATCCAAATAATGCACCTATTATAAATGCTAATATATTACTTATCATAATAACCATATTTTGATTTGAAACTATTAAATATCATTGCTCTTTCATTTTTCAAAAATTATGTTGTTTATAAACTGCTCAACGCCTTCAATTGAGTCAATTACTTCAACTCTAAAGCCAAGCGCTCTGAGCTTGTCATGCATAAATAATTGAATGCGCTTTGGCTTTCTTCCTGTCGTCTTAAGCTCCACGAACACAATCTTATGATTTGGGAATAAGCACATTCTATCTGGTAGACCAGTAAGCTGGTCGCATAATAGTTTTATGCACATGCCGCCATTTGCTTTTACAGCTTCAACCAGCTTACGTTCTACTACTTTTTCACTGTCTACCGTCTCTTTCTTCATAAGTCAAAGTTATACTTACAACAGTTATTCCTAGTATCTGCAAAGATGTATTAATCTCATTTTTTAGTCTTGCTCTAAATTCGTTTACATCATTGCAAGCATTCTTTTCAGTAACTATGTTTTCATTATATCTTATAGTTCTAGTAGAACCATCTGAAAACTTGCAGTTTGCTCTATATATTACATACTTCATACTCTTTTCATATAAACATTACACTCAACGCTATCTATGTCTAAAATGACTTTAATTATCTTAAAGTACTGTCCAGAATACTTAGTAAAAGTTTCTACAGTCGGTATACAGTCTATATTTTTTGAGCACAATAGAATAGCATCATGTATACTTCCATTGAATTTATAAAAATTTGCTATCATAGTAAACTATCTTTACGTTTATAATATTTCTGTTTTCCATATATTGCAAAGTTCTTTGTAGAAGTTATAGGCTCCCATTCAGGCAAAGACCTTACAATTTCATTTATCTCTCTGGTATTATACCTTGACATATCTGTCTTATCTTTGCCAAGACATTCACACCATATTTCAGCAACACATACAAAGTCTTTTTGAGTTGTTCCATTCTGCGATAATGGGTCTTCAAGCCATCTTCTTCTGTCGTAAAGGTCCATATCATTCCAGTTGTCTGGATATTTTCTATTGAGATATTCTTCAATAATACCTTTACGCTCATCGGCTTCTGAGTGTTTATGCTGTTCAATTTTAGCGATAACATCTTCTTCACCTGTCATGTATAATGGCTCTCCTTGCTTATATAATAAATAAGCTTCAGCCCATATTTGGTCTACCTCTTCTTCCGTGAGGTCATTTGGGACTGATTTATTTACAAATTCCGGTCTTACATCTATAGGCAAAAAGCGCCTATTTCCTGTCGGGTCTCGCAAGAAGTCATCTTTATTAGTAGTACCAAAGAATACGCATTGTCTCTTATATGTTTCAACTGTTCTACTATAAGCTGGTCTAAATTGGTCTTCACGCTTTGTGATAAAATGCTTAATGGTTTCAACTTCTGCTTTTTTCAATCCGGAAAGTTCGGCCATTTCAATTATCCATGCCCCTTGCAATTGCTCAAATGACTCTTTGCCTTGCACAGTAGTAAATGTGTCAGAAAACCAACTTTTACCAAGCTTTTTAAGAAATGTACTTTTATAAGTTTCCTGTGGACCAACCAGAATAAGAGCTGTATCAAATTTAATTCCTGGCTCGAATACTCTTGCGACAGCAGCACATAGCATTTTTCTTATTGATGCCCTTGTATAAGGATTGTCATCAGCACCAAAGTAGTCTATTAGTAAAGTATCTATTCGCTGTTGTCCATCCCACTTTAATGATTTTAAGTATTCTACTATCGGATGAAATTTTTTCTTCTCAAATTCGAGTGCAAGCGCATCGTCCACTTTCTGACTCGACACAATGCCATAAACACACTCAATGTAATTGCGCACACCAGAGTAATCAACATCACGAAGAGGCTCCATAGTATCGACTTTGCGCCACGGTAACGAACGTGTAACATATCTTTTGTTATCAAAGGTGTTTAACTTAAATACATCTTTTAAGAATTGGTCATGCTGAATTATGACATTAAGATTGTTTGCAGAGTTATCATATTCGCCTTTAGTATTAGCATCAAGCATAGTTGTCCAAGATGTATCAACTTCTTCGTCTATTTCTTGAGCTGCTTCTTCCGCAAATTCAAATTTAGCTTCAGCAAACTTTTCTTCAGCTATACGCTTTTTTGTCAATGAGTCTCTAGAGGCAAAGTCCTCCATTGCCTTAAAGCTCTTTTTGTCCTTGTCGTCTTTTTCTTTGCCACTATCTAAATGACCAAATTTATGTATACGCACAAGGTCAAAAGCATTACATAGTCTACCTCCTGCAGGGTCTGTACCATGATGCGAATAAGCAAACTTGTCTTCGTATATTATTAGGCCAGCGGCTGTAGAACCATTTATATAAGTGTATCTATCTTCTCCAGCTGGAGTATATACATCGGACAAAAATGTCTCTATTGCCTCTTGTATCGTATAAGTTCTGCAAAACAATCCAACAATTCCTTTTTTGCTATCAGGGTCTTCTTGCTTTTTTATTGCTTGCATTATTATGTCTGTGCTATCTGTAGCAGTTGGCCATTCACTCGTGTCATGCCAATCATTATATAAGCTAAGTATATAATCAGCTTCAAGGAATGGTCCGTCTTGATACTCAAAGTAGTATTCTGCGTCAGATGAAACAGACGGCCAAAACATAAGTCTATTTACGTCAAAAGTCGACTGGTCAAATAAATCTATGTTTAAATCACCAGCGACCTTTCTGGCTATTGCCTGATATTCTTCCTGAGATACCTCCCTGTCCAAAGGTATTATAAGTCTGTGCCTTGGTTTTTCTGGGCATGACTTATGAGTTGAGTGTATAACTGCCGCACAATCAAAAAGCATTTGGAAGTCCCACCAAAAGTTCTCATGAGAAAAGTCAATGTCTAAGGTTATAAGCTGCCTGTATAAGACATTTGTTTTTTCGCGCTTACCGTTAGTAAGAAAACCTCCTACGAAGCCTCCTACGTCTTTTATCTTGCTTTGCTCTTCTTTTGTGGCATTCATAAACCGCTTATATGTTTCAGCGGTTACAACAGGTGTAGCTAACTTTTGAACTAAATCGCTCCAAGTAATTTTTGTATTTTTCCATACCTTACTTGCAACATTTAGCCCAATAGCTATGCTTAAATTACCATCATATTCTAATTTATCTACTTGCATAATATGCATACAAAAAATATAAACATACCCAAATC